AAAACAAAAACTCACTATCAACTTTATCAAACAAAATTTTCGTGGTCTTGTTCATGCTACAATTATAATGTCAATCTGACAAGTTATCAAGCAGAGCCTACAATGACGCCACCTAAGATGGAATGACGACCTATGGTGGAGCGATAATATAAAGTGCGCATTACAAAAGCACTATTAGCGTCTCCCTGTAGCGATTTGCGGGGATTTTGTCTATCTATCGGTGGTGTGAGTAGGAATATGTCGTAAAAATCGCTTAAAATGTCGATTATGTGAGAAATGGCAAAAAAACGACCGAAGGATTTCAAGCCGGAGAAGGACTGGCCAGAAGGCCATAAATGGCATGGGAAGGGATTCTCGCGTTGTCAAAAGTGGGCATATAACCAGGAGCGGCAATGTGAGCGACTGGCCGTTAAGGGTCTTGACTGCTGTACTACGCACGGTGCGAAGTCGCTAAAAGGCGCGGCGTCTCCGACTTTTGAGCATGGTCGATACTCGAAATATGTACCGAAGGCGCTTGCTGGACGAATCGAGGAGGCGCTAACTGACCCCGAATTACTAAACTTGTCCGATGACATAGCAGTCGCGAACGCAAGAGTCACAATGCTGCTGGAAGAATTACACGGCGCAGGAGGGATAGAATCATGGGATAGGTTGGGCGATTTATACGCGCTGCTTGTCTCGGCGATGAGGACAGGCGACGTCGCCACAATAACGGAAAACCTGAATTCAATGGGGGAGATCATCCAGGATGCACGGGCAGACCACAGGACATGGGGGAGAATCCAGGGAGCGCAGGACCATAAAATTAGGATTGTAAACTCAGAGCATAAGCGGCGAATCGACATGGAAATGTTGCTTGGTCGCGATGAGTTGATAATGATTATTGATCGGCTTTATGACATTTTCATTTATTCACTTCAAAGGCATATAACAGATGGATCAATCTATCGGAGTATCCTATCCGACGCGTCACAAGAAATCCGCCGACTGGTTTCTGGAGACGTTGGCGCAAAAACTGGCACCCGCTGAGCAGGTGGCAGCGGACCTGAAATTTGACCACTGGAAAAAATGGAATGATGCGTTATTTCCTCAAACATTCGAGTCCGGTTATGCAGATCACCACAAATCATTTTGGGCCCACGTATGGGATATCGAGTATGGCGTCCGACCGCGGGCATATGTGGCAATATGGGCGCGTGGCGGAGGAAAAACGACAAGTGCGGAGGTTGCAACCATTCAAATTGGTGCGCGCGGGTTGAGACATTATGCGTGGTATGTACAGGAAACACAGGATCAGGCGGACAAGCGTATTGGTACGATAGTTGCAAAACTGGAATCGGTTTCGATGTCGATGCACTATCCCATGATGACCGGTCCAAAAGTCGGAAAGCTGGGCAGGCCGACCGGTTGGCGGCGCGAGTTTTTGCAAACGCGGAGCGGATACACAATCGAGGCTATCGGGTTAGATAAGGCGGCGCGTAGTTCAAAAATCGAGGATAGACGACCCGACCTCTGCATTATTGACGACATTGACGGAAAACATGATAGTCCAAAAGTAATTGCCAAAAAAGTGCAGACTTTGACCGAGACATTGCTCCCCGCGCTGGCAAATGACGCGGTGGTTATTTTTATACAGAATGTTATACACTCGGATTCTGTGGCTGCTCAACTTGTCGATAACCGGGCTGATTTTTTGCTTGACCGTATCGTGGATGGCCCTCATCCAGCATTGACGGATTTCGAGTACGAGCAATACACAGACGACGAGAGCGGAGCGACCCGGTACCGCGTGACTGCTGGAAAGCCAGTATGGGCCGGGCAGGGAGTAGACATCTGTCAAGATATGGTTACGACGTTAGGATTAACGTCGTTTAAATCAGAGTGTCAACATGATGTTGACCTTGTGCTGGGCGGGATATGGGATCATTACGATTTTGCATACGTGGATAGGGCGGATCTCCCGGATATTGTGAGAGGTGCGGTTTGGGTGGACCCCGCGGTATCGAGCACGGACAATTCCGATGCTATGGGTATCCAGGCCGACGCGCTGGGATCGAACGATGTTTTATATCGAATGTATTCGTGGGAGGGCGTCACGTCTCCCGAGGCGGCAATAAGTCGCGCAATCAGGAAATGTTACGAGTTGCGATTTACCACGGTTGGAATCGAGACCGATCAGGGAGGGGACACATGGAAAACAGTTGCAAAAAAAGTGCGCGATGATCTTGTGTCCAGCAAGGCGATACCGAAGGATTACCCGATCAGTTTTGTATACAAAAAAGCTGGCAGCGGTTACGGGTCGAAAGTCGAGCGGAATCTGCAAATGCTGGCAAGCTATGAGACCGGGAATATCGTACACGTCCGCGGAACGTCCGACGTACTGGATAGGGCGCTTAAACGGTTTCCGAAGAAAAAGCCGTTCGACTTGGCCGATGCTGCGTGGTGGTCCTGGAAGGATTTAAAAGGCGGTGGCGGATGGGTTCGGGGAATGGAATGATTAATTTGCTATAATCTTACTATGAGAAAATCAATGACCGTAAACTATAGGCGAATCAGGCTGCGCTTCAGTGGAGCCGTTTCCACCTATGCGAGCTGTGGAGGCAAGTCATGACAAATCAAGTTGAAAGTGCGATTTCAAAGCAGCCGAGGTTGTCCGGTGGCGACACCGATACGGCTGCAGTGTTCGAAAGCATATATCAATGGGGGAATACAGAATGGGAAGATGCACCACCATATAAAAAGGATTCTCGAAAGCGGGACAAATGGCTATCCAGGCTATGGAGAGCAGAACCACATCTGGCAGGCATTGTCATGGGTGCGGTTTCAATTGATGTCAATCGCGGGTGGAGTCTGACTGGTGGTAGGAATCAAGTCCTTCGGTTCACTCCCGTTTTACACGGTTGGCGCGGGTTCCCGGATGTTTACGGATACCGGGCGGGTGCGGCGCTTGCAGCGACCGCGTATTATACGGGAGATCTCGGAGCGGTCATCGAGTTGGGTCGAGAGCGACGACTCGGGCCGGTGCGTGCGTTGTATCATGTGGATCATACGCGGTGCAAGGTGACCGGGAAGTCGGATTTTCCGCTTGCATATTACCCAACGGGCGAAAAAATGCAATACTGGGAATTTTCGGACTACATGCGACTCGCGTCAATGCCCACGGGATCGGAGGAGTTTAGCGGATTAGGGTTTTGTGCTGTGTCTCGAGCAGAGCAATTGACCCAATTAATGCTTGCAGTTTACGAGCATGACAAGCAGGAACTCGGCGCGAAAGCACCCCGAGGACTGCTGCTTATACAGGGGATAGATGAGCAGCAATTCGATACGGCGATGAAACTGAGAAAAGCAAAACAGACCGCGGAGGGGTGGACTTACTTCTCATCTGTGGCAGTCCTCGCGTCGGATGCTACGATAGATGCGAAACTGGTTGCATTGTCGAACCTCCCGGCGAATTTTGACATGGAGGAGTTTACCAGTTTGTTAATCTATGGTTACGCGTTATGCTTTGGCTATGACGCATCCGAGTTTTACCCGGTCCGGTACGGTGGACTTTCGCGGTCTGGAGAAACGGAAATTCAACATCAAAAGGCCAGCGGCAAGGGTGCCAAAAATTTTGTTTTTGCATTCCAGGACGGAATGACCCGACCAGATGTTTTTCCTCCCACCCTATTATTTGAGTATGACGAGCGAGATGATGACGGGGAGATTTCGGCTGCAACGGTGGTGAAAACCTGGACCGAAGCGTTTCTGTCTATGCGCGCTGCGGGAGATCTCAGCGGGTCCCATATTCGTGTATTGATGGCCGAAAAAGGATTTATACCGGAAAGTTGGACAGAAACTGAAGAGGATGTTCAAACTACGGACATTGACCAGACTCCCTCTGATGATGTGGAAAATCCCGACGATTACGACGAATCCGACCAGGGAGAGGATGGGCAGGAGCGGAAAGTGGGGAGAGTTCGGAGATCCGGCGCATATAAGCGCAGGCTGAGGGATTATCTGATGTCCAAACATCAGATTGTCCGAGCAGCAACCATGATGCCAGACGGTCAGATCATACGGTATTCTTACCCGGAAAATAAGATGACGGTATTGTGGGAATCAGGTGCGGCACTTCTGAGACGACAAACGTATCCGGCAGTCAAAGTCCGGGCAAGGGATGATATCTTGTTTGAAGATGAAGAGGCAGGAATAATAATCACGGGTGACGATGTTGATAGGTCCATAGCGACCGCGAAAAAGAAAACTCCCGAATTTGCAACCTTGCTCGACCCGGACCCATACGAGGAGGCCGAAGATGCCGACGCCTCGTAAGGGTGAAACTCATAGCGATTTTATAGCACGTTGCATACCGATTGTCATAGACGATGGTGCGGCGGACGGGTCAGAACAGGCAATAGCCATTTGCGAATCACTTTGGGATGATGGTAAGACGCGAGACCAGTTTGTAAGCGGATTGGAGCGCGATCTATCCAAAATGTACATGTCGAAAATCCGGTCCAGAAACAGGGCGAACTCGCAAGCGGTTTTTGGTGGTTTGCAGATTGTGGAGCCGCCGACCAGATCATGGTTATGGGATGAGGGCGCGAAACGATACCGGGACGCTGCTGGCAAATTTCTGTCTCGAGACGATGCGCTGGAGTTGGCGCTAGAGTCTATTTTGGAA